TACTTAATCCTAATTGATTTAATTCTTCTCTTTTAATCTGCAATGTTGATAAATCTTTTTCCAATTTCTCCAATATGTTTTTATCAAGAGCTTGCAATTCTCTTTCCAGTTTATCAAGGTCATTTGGTTCTTCAACTTCATCTATTTCAGGTTCTGCTTGTTCTGTAGCTTTTTTATTATAAGCTTCAGATAGTTTTTTCTTGAATTCTTCTATATTCAATTTAGGCTCTGCTTTCGCTCCCATTTCTTGCTCACCTTCCATACCTTGATGTTCTGGAATTTCTTCTTCCACTTTTTCAATGTCTTCTGTTGAAATATTCGTAAATCTTCCCGTAATTCTTGATTGCTGTGCAAGTTCTTTCATTGCAATCTTTTTGGTGATTGAGCCTGTATTTAATTGTGTTGAAATTGTATTGGAATCCACTGCTGCAATATCTGCTTTTTCTTTTTCACTCATTTCCCATAATGAATTAAATTCAAATTCAAAATCATCAGGTAAAGGTTTACCGAATTCAGACATTGACATTACATCAAGAATCTTATAGATTGGTGCTCTTAATTTTGCTTCCTGATTTTTATTGATATTGTCATAGTAATTTCTCAAATCAGTATCGCCTGTGCTGAATCCCGAAGGTGACTGTCCAAATAATCTCACCAATGGAATATTACATGCACCGCTTATTTGTTGACCAAATTGAATCAATACATCTGCAACACCGCCAAAGGAATAATCATGAGTAGAAAATTGATCTTCAGAATCCAATAAGGTAATTCCTTCCATTGTCTGCATATTACGAATATATTGAAACTGCTTAATAACAGCCTGTTCTGTTTTCCCACCTGCTGCTAATGCTGCTCGCAATCCTTTAATCTGCACAACCCGCAAATAAGATTTATACATTAATTGTGCAGCACCGGTTGTAGCGGAATCAAAAGCAAGTAATCTATCATATAGCCTTTCAATAACCGACATTCCCCAAAGATTGTCGATCTTCTTTTGGTAATATGGCATTTCAATTCCATCAAGTCGAATACATCTTGTGTAATGAACTTTCTGTGCCGACATTGTTTCCATTGCTGGAAGAATTGTGTAATATTTAGGCATTCCAATTTCAGGACAAAGTTCTGTAATCAAATCTCCATAAGAAGGATCAACTTGCCATCTATCAAAAACTACTAATCCTTTAAAAGAATTTTTGCCAATTTTCGATACATCAAGCGGAGTTTCATAATTTGCGCCTTCAGTAAGAATTACTGCAATTGATCCACCATATAATCTCGACCATTTAATATTACTGCAAATGCTTTTCCATACAGCAAGTTCGGTAATTTTGGATTGCAATGTTTTAACATGGTCAGGTGACATTTCCGAATACATGGAAATTCCTTCTTTGGTCATATCCTCTGCAACTGTATCGACCACCTGACCTGCAATCCAACTTGATCTGTAAATAGCCTCAAGTTGAACATGATTTCTGCTGATAAGATTCCCTAAAGTATATTGTCCTTTGGAAGATAGATTATCAGTCTGTAATCCAAGTTTTGCGGTAAAATTATTGAAGCCATCAATTGTCTGATTATCATTTACCCTACTTGCAAATTTTGGTTTCTTATTGAATTCTCTTGACATTGTATTTCCTTAATAGATTGCTTTCCCTTCTCTTCCTTCTTTTGAAAGCATTCTGGTTTTAAATTCAAAAAATGGCATTTCAATCACTTTTCCCATATATCCTTGTGTATTGTAATGAGCAAGATAAGCATCTCTTGCTTCTTCTTTTGAAGAAAATCCCAACATGACTTTGTCCTCATCAAATATCCCATTTCCATCAGTTTGATGAATTATAAAGACTCTGTCAGAGGTTGGGTTGTTGCCAATAAAAACATCTACACCTTCTTTGTCCAGACCTTTAGTTCCATAGATGTAGCCGTAAGGGTAATGGAATTTGGTTTGCCATTTATCGCCATGAGCATCAACCCCAGTTCTAATAGAACCAACGGGGTTTTCTATCATGATCGTCAAGCCTTTAAAGTTTGCTATGTTCTTTATGCTGTGCATTCGTTTATCCCCATTGGTTTTCCAATCGCAATCAATTAAGAAATTGCCTTCTCCTTTGCCTCTTTTAAAAACTTCGGCACATAAAAAATAGAGTGAGCATTCTGATACGATTTTTCTCCGTAATGACTTACAATCTGAACTTTGTCTCCATTTGGATTTTTGAATACAGATGTATTTCTCGTTCCGTCTGGACCTTCTACCTGATCAAAATCAACTTTTTTAAAGCCAGATTGCCCTAACTTTGAGACAATCAATTTTGTCTTTTTATCACCAAGGCTACCTTTCCCACTTAATGCAAACCCGTTATTGGTTGGCTGAAAACCAACACCCAATATTCTTTTTGCATTTTTACCTACTGCGTTGATATACATTTTTGCATGTTCTTTATTTTGAATAAAACCCTTACCTTTTTTTTCTGCAACAGGCCTTGCAGTTGTATGCCCTTTGATTCCACTGCCCGGACCGCCATCTTTGACTTCTGCCGCTTCTGATTCCATCTTAGCAAGTCTTGTATAGTAATCAGGCAGCTCGCTAAGATGCGCCTTGCTAATTGCTTTTGCAATTTCCGGGTCGTCCGTATGTTCTTTTTCCACTTCAATCCCCATCTTCAATTGAATAGGATCAAATTGGTCATCAGGAATTTCTGATTTTTTTAAAGGTAAAGAATCTTTTTTGAGAATGTCTTTTGCTTTCTTCTTCAATAAAGGGAGCTTATCTCCTTTAATTCTGAATCTGGTATTTCTGGTGTAGTAGTCTTTGGTATATATAATTCCTGTATTTCCATCCCACTCTCCGATACCGGGTTTTGCCTGACAAATATCTTTATCTCCTTCAAATACTACATTAGGATTAATCTGTTTACAAGCTCTTCTCCATGCTTCATATGTTCTGAATACTTTTTCTCCCATGTAATTTGTGGCATCTTCTGTTCTTATTTTTACTACTTTTACATGAACTACTCCATTATTCAAATACACATCATAATTCCATTCGTTACCACTATTATTTACCATTTTAATTTGCTGGGCATTCTTGTAAGCTTGTTTAATTGCATCATAGTCATTCTTGGCTTTATATTCATTAGATTCTATCAAGTAAGTATTATCTCTTACTTTCTGCTTCATTACATCTTCATCACGCTTTACCCAGTAAGCATCAATTTTCTTTTTAATATCTTCAAGAGTTCCTTCATATTCTTCTCCACTTTCATTCTTTGCAACAAAAAGATTCTTTCCAGATTTATAAATCATAAATCCTTTAATAATCTGATCGGTGACTTTATATCCTCTATAATCTTTCATTCTATCTGTTGATTTGGAATCTGAAGTTTTCACATATCCAATCTTATCCAAAAACTTCGACTCACCCTTTATTTTCTGTACCATTCTATGCACTAACATTTCTTCCTATCTCCTTTTCTTGATAAATTTCATAATTTCCTTTTTTCTGCTTTACTGCAATCAATCCAAATCGGTAATATAATGACATGAGAACAAATAATTCCTCTTCTTCTGATTTATAAAGTTTATAAGGTGAAACAAAGTCTTTTATAATTCTCTTTCTCATTAATCATTCACCAAAGCTTCCCAATCAGTAAAATTATCTTGAATTAAATCTTCTAATGCATAGCGAAGAGCATCAATACAATGATTGAAGCTATCTAATAATATTGGTAGCACTTCTCCTGTCTTTTTATCTGTTTTAAATGAGTAATGTTCAAACTCATCTTTAACGTGTTTGCAACGAGTATGGATATGAATCTTTCTAAATTTCCTTATAAAAGAAATTCCATCTTGTACAAATCCCGCTTTTGTAGTTGATACTTTTCTACATGCTTTAATAGAAAAACCTTGTCTCTTTACATAAGAAATTGTCTCTGGTCTACTACTATCTGCAGGAATTTCATGATTTCTTGATCCTGGCACAGAATCAAATAATTGGGGAATTTCTTCAAATTCTACACCTACGCCACATGCTTCATAATCAATATAAAGTTCATCATTTAAAATAAAGCATCTAATTAATGCTATAGGATCATTTGCAAATCCCCAATCAGCTCCATAATAATATTTAGCGTCATATGGTGATTCAAAATCTTCTATAATAAATTTATTCTTAAAGACTAATGCGTCACTAAGTTTTAATGGTAATCCTTCCCATATATGTAAATACGCATCATAATCAACTTGTTTATCTCGCTCCATTTCCTTTCTTAATACTTCAGGGAAGTATGGATTGTCTTTATAAGTAAGGAGTTTTGAAATACAATCGTCTGGTTTGTTAATTACAAAGCGTTGATAAGTTGGGTCTGTTTCTTCTCCTGTATTCCAACTTAACCAAATTTCAGAATTATCTTTTCTAATTGTTGGAATAAGAAATCTCCAGCTTTCTTCAGAAACATTTTGTGCTTCTTCCAACCACACTATATCAATTCCCTCAATAGATTTAATTTCTAATGGATGTTGCAATCCTTTAAATAAAAATTCACTTCCTATTTTAGAAACAATCTCTGTTTTATTGATATTATAATAATCTTGCAACTTCAATTCTTCTATCTGATCAGCCAACACTTTATAAACTGAATCTTTAATACTATTCTGATATTCTCTTGTACAAAGAATTCTTTTCTTCTGATAAGAAGCAATTGCAACTAATGCTCTTGCAAAAGACCAAGAAGCTCCTCTTCCTCGTCCACCATATGCTGATTTATATCGCATAGGTTCCAATAGAAATTGAAAGCATTCAGGAATAGTTACTTGAATTTCACTCATTCAGCTTTCACCAGATTAAAAACTATTTTAGTAGGAACTGCAGGGATTAAATCTTTCCCATTTGCTCCTGTTACTTGTACTTTATCAGAAAACTTTCCTGGAGATAAGAATTTTGCTCGCCATCTTCTTGCATCTACTCTTAATTTACTTCTCTGAATATTATCAAAATTAACTTTTGTAACTAGATTTCCTTTATCATCTACGATTTCATATGTATCATTCTTTCCATCATCTGATATATCCACTGTCTCATCTGCAAATACTTCCGCTTGTATCTCTCTTGCTATATTATAGCTTTTTAAGAATTCTGGAACGAAGTTTTTATTGCATTCTCCTAACCAACTGTATATAGTTGCTACACAAGGCATCCCATCCAACTTAGAAATTTTTGTTAAAGTTTTCCCTTCTATTAGTAGTTTACAAATTTTATCTCCTATTTCTTTTGAGTAAGCTCTTGGTCTTCCATATCCTCTTTTCTCATATACTTTCTTTTTATAATTGTTTCTTTTTGGAATTTCACTTTCTGGTCTTGTTGAAATAGGATGTATTCTTGGTCTTCCTACTTTTCTTTTTCCTGATTGTTTTTCTATCTGCTTCTCTTCCACAATTCGCTCCTAAAATATTATTATATAAATATATAATAGAAAAATATTTATGTGTAAATTTATTTACAAGATATTTTTTATAAATATTGAATTTTATTATAATCTTAATTGATGTTTTAAAGCACCAGGATGGCTTCAGTCACACTTTATTTGATTGTCTTATATAATTAATGCTTATTTTTAAGTAAAAAATAAGTTAATTAAATCAAATATTTATACAACTTAAAAAAATAGTAGCAAATTTATTAATCAAATTAAGTATTTATAGAAAAATAATTTTTAATGTATTTTTTACAATAAAATCAATTACTTACAGAAAAAAGTTAATTTTTGCTAATTTTGAGTTATTTTTAAGACATTTTTTAAAAAAATTATTTGCTTTAACTTATTAAAATCATTACAGTTTAAAAAATATTAAAAAAGTTTAAAAAATATGTTTACTTTTTAAAAAAATAATATATAATGAAATCAAAAACACGTTCTTTCACAATTGAATATCGGTTGAGGTTGTCAGGGCGGTGTCCGAGCCAAAGACCGAAAGCGAACCCACGCAATGCTTGAATGGGCGGAATCAATGTCGGGCGCGAGTAGTAAATGCCCCACCCGGATCATAATCGAAACCAACCAACATCCATAACGCGTGAAACAGGAAACTGCTTTGAAAGTCCGAAAAAGGTCAGCAACTGGTAGCGAGCCAAACCCAAAGAAATTCTGGAGGGGGATCTAAGGCGGACGTAAAGTAGTCCAGCGAGAGACGGCCCGATATTTAGATGGCAAGCCACAGTATCGGTTAATCATGATGATGCTCATGATGTCATTCAAGGCAAGGCAT